TGTAGTTTTGATGTGGTGGTGAATGACAACATTCTTCCAGCTATCTGGGAGCAACGCATCCGACCGCATATCCCTAAACGATATGCTCTACAAAGATGTAGAACCCGGAGCTACGCCAACTGAGACAGTCATGAACTATGCCAAAGCATTTGCTGGAGCCGTACCAAGCGGTATTACAAACAACATTAAAGGCGTGCAGTCATGGATAAAGGGTGACTACCAAGCTGCGTTTGAGGGGTTGTTCCCTGCCTCCCTTGGTAAACCTTCCGTGGCTTACCGTATGGAGGAAGAGGGTGCAAAAACTGCTGAAGGGGTACGGTTAACCGACCCCGGGATGTTGCCCAAGTCAATGATAATCGGGCAAGCAATTGGTTTCCGTCCTGCTCCTGTTGCTAAGGCGCAAGAAAATGCCGCCGCTGTTAACGCCGCAGAAAAACGGCTGGGCATAGAAAAGAATCGACTGTCAAAAGAGTTGGCTGAGACATACCGCAAATCTGAAGACGATACATTGTCAAAAGAAGAACGCGCCAAATGGAATGACAAGTTCTATAAGACAATTGAAAAAGTCATTGAGTTTTCTGAACGTAACCCAGAAAAAGAATTTACCAATGAAGATATAAATCGCTTTATTGCAGGGGCTATCGGTAAGATAGAAAACAAATCCGAGTCCGGCGGTATTGAAGCAAAAGAAAACACGTATCGTTGGGCGGAACCTATCATTGAAGCTAATAAGAAAATGTTGGCTCCGTATAAGAAGCCTGAAGAAAAGCTTGAAACAAAACCCTTCACAACCTTTACTCCCATACAAGAATAAAAAACCCCCGCGATTAGGCGGGGGTAAAAGGAGAGGCAACGAAAGGAGCTAACTTTCAAGCGTGAGTTTAACTCAAGTGCGCCAAATTCGCAGCCCTTTTATGCCATCCACTATCACTACTTTTGTAACAATAGATATTTTTAACCTTTTGGTTACAGCCGCCAAAGTTTTCCGTGCTGCAACGTGGTCAATGCAGGGTACAAATATAGATTGGCCAACTCGAAACTTGCTCCAATCAACCTGATACGACACTGTCTCGATCTTCATCAATGCCCAATATCACTTCAATGCGTAGGAACTCAGATTTCGATGCGTCAAACTTCAACGTGCGAATCGGCGGCGACACAATCTTCATACCCTTGGACATGCGCTTATTACATGCCTCACAGAATACTTCAAGATCACCCAACTGCTTGAGCAAGTTCTTGTAATTCACCTGCTGTTTGACGCAGAAGTCTTTGAACTGTTTGGCCGCAACGTAAACGTGCTGTGTATCTGGCTCGTAGCGTACCAGCAACTCCCCTCGTGGTTCCTGTGTCGGCATAGCTGACAAATTACTTCGGGCATCCACCTCGCCGTTGACCACCAGAGTATTTATCACATGGCTGTTTAAGAACTCACCCAACGTAACAACTGGAGTTGACTGCGGCGGCTTTATATCGTGGCGCATTTCGCTCAGCATTCCTTTGAGCCATTCGTAGACTGCGGACATATCGTAGTCGTGCAAACCAAGGTGGCGGGCGATCAAGCCACCGGCGATATTACAAGCGGCTGTGGCTGACCAAAAGCGCTCCCGGGCGGTGAACTGAACTTCTTTATCCAGTCGGGCTTGAACCTTCTTGACCAAGTCGATCGCTTCCTCCAGATTGTTCACCAGCCATGAAAGGTAAACCTCACCTGCATGGCCATAGTTGCTGTTCAGTTGATGGTCAAACATCTCCTTACCTCTGGCTACACCGATCAAGTCATTCGGCTCTATCTTGTACTCAAGTAAGCGCACTTGTTCGCCGTCAGGGGTGTTCTTCAAACTGGTCAATTTTTCGTAGAAGCTGGCGTTGGCCGAACACAGCGTCATGTTTTGCCAAGATGCGTTATTAACCCTTAAAGAATTCTCTTGGCTTTTTTGGCGGTTTTTACCTCGGCCTTGGCTGATGCCGTATGACAAGTCTGAAAACTCGTCGGGCTTCATGTTGGTAATCTCGTCAATGGTATTGGGCAAGCTGTTCATCACACCCAACTGAGTCATCTTGGCGTTGAGCGTATCTTTTTGGATAGCCATCAATTCGTACGGCATCCCATATACACTGTTGCACATACGCAAGATGGTTGATTTTCCTGATCCAGCATATTCGTAAATCACGTTGATGATCGCGCCTTTGAGTCCGGTGAACTTCATCAGTGGTGAACCAAACGCTGTCAATGCGCCAAACGCATGAGGCTCCATGCCCTTTATTGCGTACAGGTTAAACACCTCTTTCCATTTCTCCATGTCGCCTTTGGTATGAATCTTCTCGGCAAAGAATTCTGTTGTTGATGACGATGGGCTGTAGAACGTACCGTCTTTGGTAATCTCTTTGTTGCCCATAATGAACTTGCTGTCGTTCTCTACCCATCCAAATTGTGTTCTCATTGTTTCTGCCTTCTTCGTGTATTGCAAATTTTTTACTGATGTAACAACATACGTGGCAAGGTTCTCGTACTGCTTGTGGTGTGCCATTACGCCCTGTTGCGCAAGTTGTTTGCGTAGCTCGTCTTTCGATGAGATCGCCGCTGTTGTGACTGAAAACTCCTTCACGCCATCGTGCGGCAGGTGAAGTCTGAACAGTGCTATCTCTCCAAGCTCTTTGTCTCTCATCCGCTTAACCACATACAGGTCGTGTTCGTAGACCAGCTTCGGTTCAGCTTCCTCTTCTTCGGCGGCACGTACATACACGCCACCCTTCTTGCCCCTGAAAAACGGAAACGGATATTCAGGTATTTGGTATTTAGTTTCTCCTTTATCGGTTTCAACCACGACTTCGTTGTCGGCTTCATCTGCCGCTTCTATTTCTATTCCTAACACGATAGGTGAAGTAATCTTGCCTTTGTGTGGACACCCATCACATCCACCGGGGTTACGTTCTTCAAATGTTGTGCAGTGGTGTGGCCCACCGCGCTTACGAATATTCCTGAGTTTGTTGTTCACCTCGGCAGGGTCATACTCAGGATGTTGGTCGGACATTTTGTGTGCCGCTTTATCTCCGTCTACGCAAAAAGCAGGAATCGACAACGCTGACATCCACAGTGGCTCATCAACATCAGCTTGGTTTGTGAAGCAATAATTGAGTTGCGCACAGCCGTCCTCGGCCTTGAGCATGATGTTCTTGAACTTCTTGACCTTATTGGCCATCAGTGCTTCCATCATCAGACTCATTGCGGCAGGTACAAAGTCAGGCTTGTCTTCATCCGGTGTGGGTTCTGGTGCACCAAGAAGCAAACGCATCTGCTCGGCGGGTATCCGTGCTGAGTTTTCGTTCCAAATCTCCACCGGCTTCGGATTGGCTGGGTCTTTGAAGTTGAACGAATTCATCGGGCGCAGGACACGCGACGCTTCAAACACTCTCTCATCAACAATCAAACCGTGCTCTTTGCACAGTTGTTTAAGCCGCTTGGCCAACGGGTTCCACTCTTTGCGGGACAGCGTTTCTTCAAGTAGCCAGTAGGCGTGAATGCCGTTACCGGAATTCACCAAGATTGGTTGGGGTAGGCCGACTGCTTTGCAAAACTTTTTGAACTCGGCCAATCCAATGTGTTGGTCAAGGTAGCCTTCAATAATCCCCTTGGCGTTTGGTACGCCCTTGGTCGGGCCGCAGTCAATGTCTATCCACACTGAGCGGAAGTATTTGGCGTTGTCATGTGTCCGGTCATCTGCTTCACCAAACTTAGCGCAAGCAAAGTAAGCATCGACCTTGTCGCGGACAAACTCTTGGATTATTTCTTCAGCTTCTTCTCTGGTATCTGCAAACCTCTGATCGGGGAACCGCCCTATACCAATCACACAGTACCGTCCCTCCGTTGGGAGTACGGTGTCGAGCAAGTCGAATGTGGACATTGTTATTTGCGCTTTTTGTGTCGTGCCATGAAACGCTCTATCTGCTCAGAGTAATTGGGAGACGGGGCGAACTCGCCCCAGAACCAGTTGTAAACCGTCATGCGGCTCACACCAAGTTCTTTCGCCACAGCAGTGGCGGTAATCTCCCTCTCTATGCAGAAGCGACCCAAGGCTACGCCCAAAGATTCAGCATCGGCCTTTGAATTGGCGTCAACTAACTTTTGGCTGTAACCATAGGACATGCGTCAATCCTCGTCTGTTGACCAAGCCGCCGCGACAGAGGCAAGGCTCTTCTTGGCAGTCGGTGCAGGAGTTTCAGCTTTCTTGGACTCACGCTTCTTCGGTGCTTCCTCGGCTTCAGCTTCAGGGGCTGGGGCTTCGGCTTTGGGGGCTTCCAACTTCGGTGTGCGGCCAGACGCATCAGCTTGGTACGGAGTCATGATGACCATCTTCTGTGTCTCGGGCAACATGGCAACCTTGCTCGTAACTGCGTACTGATCTTTGTTGATAAAGCGCACAGGTGTGAACAGGATTGACTGGTTGTCGTTGTCTTCGTTGAAGCTCAACTGTGTAACGACGTAGTCCAAGCTCTTGCCGTTGTTGGCCAAGTACTTGGTGTAGCTCTCGAAAGGATGAGTGTTGTCACCAACGCTGTCGCCAAACAAAGACTTGGATGCCAAGTTCATCTGGTACACAGAACCTTCGAGTGAAGTACCAAAGTCTTCCACCAATGTCACAGCGATGCGACGTGAGTAGCGGCAAGCCTTGGAGTTACCCATGCCTGAACCTTTGATGTTTTGCTCGCATGAATCGCAACGATCAGCCTGTTTGTTAGTCGAACCAACATCAGGTACATTGCCATCATTAGAAAAGCAATCAGGTGCGCTTGGCTCGGCTTCAGGAGTCCACTGCTTAGCGTAGAAGATACGGCCAACTTTGGGAGAAGCATTGACAACAACAACTTCTAAGTCACCCTTGACTTTACCCATCTCTTCACCGCCAACCACTTTACGGAAGATTCCGTTCTTGGGGACGATACGTTTAACGCCAGTGCGACCGGCGAGGTTTTTTGTAAGCTCACTGACACCGGCGGTTTGCAGGAAGTCGGGGAGGTCTTGGTTTAAGAGTGCAATGTTGCTCATTTCAGTTTTCCTTAGAACGTCTAACAACCACGGTGTATTCGCTTTCTACGTTCAAGCCCATAGGAAGCAAGTCGGGATTCTCAGAAAGAAACTCTTTCATGTGTGTCTGATGAAGTCTCTTTTCTAGCAGGCCATACGCATCGTTTTCTTTGATGAAGCGATACATAGAATCCCAATCGTTTGTCCAATACCGTGACTTTATTGAACGAATGATCGTGCCAGCTTTTGTGCGAATGCTGTCGGCATTCATGTGTTTGCAAACACCCAGCATCTCAGCCTCAAGCACACCCATCTGATCTTCCAGATCGGCGCACTGCTGTTTGTAGTCTGTTGTGAGTTTGTCCTTGGCATCGCGTATCTTGATGTAGATAGCGGCAAGTTTGTCGAGGGGTAAGGAGGAAGAGGTGACTTCGTCCTGAACTTCTAATGCGTCCATAGTTAGCTCCAGTTGTTTTGGTGTTCAGTCTATCACAGAACTTGACATTGTCAAGTACCTTCAGAAATTATTTCTTGTCGGTATAAGTCAATGATTTGATTGTGATTACTCACGTTGCCTCGCAAGAGGCTGTACATCCTTGTCTCTATCGGACTGCCATTTATATGCACGACTGTCATTGGGTTGACTTGACCGGGTCGGTCAATTCGTGCGTTAGCTTGGAGGTATGTTTCTACGCTAGTACAGGGAGCGTACCAGACGATTGTGTCGGCAGCAGTTAGGGTTAATCCGTGGGATGCCGCTTGTGGTTGGATGATGAGAACTTTGGGTTCAGGGTTAGCTTGAAAGCGTTGAACAATGTCTGACCGTTTGTTAACACTCACATCTCCGTTGATGACTTCGCAGGTTATGTGGTGCTTGGTCAGGTAGTCTTTCAGTAGTGCGATGGTATGAGTAAAGGGTACAAATATCAGCACCTTGTTACTGCTCTCATCGACCACTTCACGTACCACACTCATGCGGTTGGACACATCAAAGTCCACGACTTCACCGGTGTCGGTATAGATTGACCCGCACGCAATCTGCAACAGCTTGCTGACCTTGACGGCGGCATTTACCGCAGAGATTTCTTCACCGTCGGCCTCGATCAACATCTGGGACTTCAGCAGTTTGTAGAAGCCCATCTGCTGTGTCGTCATCGGTGCATCACGATCAACGTATGTAATCGGGGGCAAGTCAATACACTGCCTTTTCTCAAACCTGATAGCAGGTTGGAGTGCCTTGTGAACAATATGCTTGGACTCAGGGCGGGGTATCCATCTGAACTCACTAACTTTGTACATCACCTGATCTCTGAACTGACCAAAGAACATCGGGATACCGTTGGGGTTAATCAGCTTTGCTAATCCGTAAGCATCCACAGGAGACTGCGCGGCTGGGGTTCCGGTCAACATCCACAAACCCTTTATAACTTTTGTTAGGTCGCGCAGGTCTTTCCAACGATCTGTCTGAGCATTCTTATACGCTGACGCTTCATCTACTACGATCAAATCAAAGCCGCCCTTGAGCAACTCACTCTTAACAATTCCAACACCATCAAAATTTATAACGACAAACTCTGATCCTGCGTTGATGATCTCTTTACGTTTCTTAGCCGCGCCATGTGCTACTGACACTGTGCGGTGTATTGCAAACTTAAACAAATCTACTTGCCATGCCGATTTCATGATCGACAACGGACAGATCACTAACACACGCTTTACTACACCTAACTTCATCAAATAATCTACTGCCCAAATCACTGATGCTGTCTTGCCTGTACCTTGCTCGTTGAAACAAAATGACTTGGGGTTGTTGACAAGGAACTCTGATGTAGTCTTCTGATGCTCGAATGGGGTAAACCCCGGTGGACGAGGCCACTCATACTCTGA